TAGTCCGTAAGCACTGAGATGACAGTATGTCTATCGAAGCCATACTTCTTAACTAGCCGGGTCTGACTAGATCCGGTAGCATAAAGGTATAGCATCTTCGCCACTCGTTCCGGGGCAAACCTACTTAGACTATTGAGCTTATTAAACTCCTTTTGCTCAGATACTTCTTGAATAGAAGAAGTAATCTCCTGCATTAATTGTTCCTTCTCCTCCATTTTATTTCAACTATTTTGTAATAGCACTTACGTGTCAAGGATATTGTGTGATACAATACATCTGTGATACATAAGATACCCCCTGCCCCAAGCAGGGGGGAATGAGGATCAAGAGAACTCCTTATGTATCACCGGATTGATCAGGGCTGTCAAGTTCAAAGTCCCATGAGTGACATATTTTTTTATAGTTATGTTTATGTATATTATAAAATAGCCGCCGCAAAACGTCCGACCCCCACCCCCCCTGTCGCCGTAATGAGACTGAGTCGCAATATCAATAGGCGGCATCCCCCAAATGAGACTGATTCTCAAAAGATCGGTGGTGGTTTTATTGAGACTGGGACTCAATATCAATTAAGAATAATTCTAAATAAGCGGCAGATGTTCCACGTGGAACTTTTTTATTTTCCTCACAAGGGAGGTATTCGGGGGGTGGATATAGAGTGAGACTGAGTCTCAATAACCCTTATTGCGACTGAATCTCAATAGTCCATATTTGCCCTGTATGCCCTTCTGACAGCTTCCGAAAAGTAGAGTGCCATTTGAAAATCGGATCGATTCTAGGGGCATTTACGGCTCACTACGGGCTATACGATCTTTCGTAAGTCGTTGATAAAAGTCATAAGTCGTTGATAAAAGTTTCGTAAGTCGTTGATAGAATTTTGTAAGTCGTTGATAAATGTTACTGACTCGTTGACCTCAAATGTAAAAAATATGTAAAAAATATGTAAAACGTATTTATTTCAATATAATGACTTGACTATTCACATTTTGTTCACTAGCCTAGGGCTTCATCATTAAATTATTCATCATAAATACTACTAAATATGGAACTACGAATCAGATACCACCACTACCGTTTAGCCGTTCTTCGCCTCGGTGCAGAGCCGATGACATTCGACGAATGGCTACGAGAGATACAGGGCTAACCACGAAATTCTAACCAACACACACACAACTAAATATGAAAACTAAAAAAGCAAAACTCGACCTTCACGAGGTCATCACTAACCGCTTCGTTGAAGCACTAGAAAAGGGCACCAACCCATGGGTCAAACCATGGAAAAGCAACGGGGCAGGCGATGCCATGACGGGGGGCTTCCCCGTCAATGTCGCTAGCGGCAAGCGGTATCAGGGCATCAACACCCTTATGCTCTGGATGGAAGCCAACAACAACGGCTACCAGTCCACAAAATGGGGCACCTTCAAACAATGGAAGGAAAAGGGCGGCATGGTTCAAAAAGGTGAGAAGGGCACACCCGTAGTTTACTGGGGGGTGCTATTCTTTGAGCACGGCGAAGGCGGCAAGCTAGGCAAGAAGCTGATCCCGGGCAAGCCTCACAGCATGCCGGAACTCGAGGCTATGGCTCGTGCCGGTAAGATCAAAAAGGTCATGTATGAGAAATACAGCACTGCCTTCAATCAAGACCAGACCGACCTCAAAGAAGAGGTTGAGCAGGTGCCTGCTGTAACTGGGGACATAAGCCCTCACGATGAGCCAGAGTTCAAAGCCTGCAACGAGACAGTTTCCCGTTGGTGCAACGACGAGGGTATCCACTTTGCACTCGAAGGCAACAGGGCTTGTTACAATCCCAGACTCGACCGCATCAAGATGCCAATCATGATTCAATTCAACAGCCCTGCGGAATACTACCACACCTTCTTCCACGAGATGGCACACAGCACAGGGCACGAGTCGCGGCTCGACCGCCTCGAGTCTTCGGGCTTTGGCAGTGACCCATATGCCCGTGAGGAACTGGTCGCGGAATTGACCGCCGCCTTCCTCTCGAATGCCCACGGTATCTTTGCCACGGCTGAGGAAAACTCGAAGGCTTACTTCAAGCACTGGGCTGAAAAGCTCAAGGCTGACAAGAAACTCATCTTCAAGGCATCTAGGGAAGCCCAGAAAGCCTTTGATCTAATCGCGAATGTCTAACCACTTTTAACGGGTAAGCCCCCAGTCTGGGGGCACCCATAACCAAAACACCACACACATCATGACTGATGAAAACAACGAGGACGTAAAGAGCAGTAGTCTCGTCCGCTACGTAGTAATAACCACCTACGGCTACTGGGGCAAAGCACCAGACCTAAAGACAGCATTGAAAAATGCAGGAGTCAATTCCTTCTATGCCTTGAACAGCAAGAAGAGGGGCAATGCCTGCCACATTTATCGGGTCGAACTCGACCCAGTAAAGAGTGTCTTCAATGAGGAGAGCCGCAAGGGGCTGAGGTCTCAGCACGTTACCTTTACGGGATACGAAGAGGGTGACCTCATCGAGCCGTGGGTCAACGACTGGGGCAGTCTGTCCGCATGGGGTGCCAAGTCCTGCGAGCTAGTGATCAAGCTACAGATCAAGTAGGTCGAAACTCTCTTCGGAGAGTCTAGCGGTATCGCCGCTACTGATGAGACCATCAGCTAATCACATACCAAATACTAAAATGAATAAAGCAATACTGATTAAATTATACAACGAAGCCGCGAATGACAGCAACGATCTCATGGATAAGGGACGGGCGGAGCTTGCCCTCGAACTGATCATAGAGAATGCGGAGTTTGTCAGAGAATACTATCCTAACTACGACTCATCCGATCACCACTCGTGGATCAGTGACCTAAGTAGAATTGTCTTCAGGAAAACTGAAGAGGGAGATTCCGCTAACGAGTTATTGAAAGACATTGGATATTCTCGTGCCTTCACCCTGTTGGTTGACTACGAATACTCTGCCTACCAAATCGCAATCGAAAACAAACGGCTACAGCTAAAGCTAGAGGAGCCAGTCGGAGCGACCCAAATATGGGGTAGTAGAATTTAACTTGACACCCAGGTATCTATTAACCTATTATACACACTCACCTATAAATCCACATCAATACTATGAATACTACACTATCAAAAGCCCTCGAGACAGTCATGCTTGAGGCTGAATCATCCGCACTAGGAGATAACAACGAGGCGGTGCTTGCCGCCTGCAAGATCGTTCGTAATTTTTACGAAGGAGATAAACCCACAACTCGCCTGTGGAGTAAGCCAAAGGGGGCACAGTTCAAACCGTGGGACTACGTGCACCACGTCAAGAATAAGAACGAGGATGATCCTCGATTCCATATCTTCGGCACCGTGATCAAGCAGGAGAACGACAACGTTTGGCTGACTGATGACAACCGCACCTGCGAAATCATTCGAGTCTTTTCGGAAGATTTGGAGCTAGCGGAAAGCCCCGAAGATAACGTGCACTATGAGATCATGCACCCGTCTTCGAGCACTGCTGAATTTGAGAAGGAGGCAGTGCACTGCCTGTCCCTTTATCCTCACTCAAGCAGTGACGAACAGGCAATCTTGTGGCGGTCGTTTCGCCGCAAGGCAGTCGAGGAGGGGCACAAGGTCTATCGTAAATATATGAAGACCGATCACTATCACTACTACATCCCTGACCTCTACGTTTTCTGCTCAGAAAATTATGCTTGACTCTCACTTCACAATATTGTGATACATAAGAAACCCACCCCGAAAAGACGGGGTGGGATACCTAAGAAACCACATACTAAATATGAAAAAACAAAAGCTAAACCAATACTTCGCAACGATCCTTGTTAGGATCGGCGAATACGAAACCCATTGCCACTACACTCTCTCTGCTTTCGACAGGCAGTCGGCAATGAGACAAGTAAATGAAGCCTACGGCATCGGAGAGGATGACATTTACGGCGAGAGAATATTTGAAATCTACGACATCGCCGAAGTCTCAGATGAAGAGATGGCTGTCCTTAGAAAATACATCTAACCCACATACTAACTATGAAAAACCAAAAACCACACGAACTATACAAGGGCGGCGATCCTGTCCTTTTCTCTGCTATCGTT